GCAGCTAAACAATTAGCTGATAAATTTGTACAAATAACAGGACTAGATTTAACAAGCACATCAAGATATCAAGAACAAGCATACTTTAGAGCTTTGTTCTATAAGATAATGTGTGATATAAATGGAATGAATGACAGAATGATTTCCGAATGGTTTGGAGATATAGGAGTAGAAAGAAACAGGTCATCTATATTTCACGCATTAAGGAAGATAGACATTTACTACGAAAGCTTTGTTAAGTTTAGAAATGTTTATGACTTATTCTTTGATGATAAGAAAAGGGAAAGAGAAAGAATAGAGAACAAAAACTCCGAAAGGGTTAGGAGAATAAATGAAAGAATAGATAGAAAGCTTGATGCATCGGATAGAAATAAGATACACGAGTTAGCAGATGTTATTCCAGACGATAGGATAGATGAGATGCACGAGATGATGACGTTAAGAATGAAGTCTTGGGCTTGGAAATCAAAAGATAGATGCGAGGTAATACAGAGCAGTACATCAATGGATGGAATGTGCTGGTAAACAAAACCTAAACATATCGTTATAGTATTAAGATTAAACTTATGGCTAAATCAAATGAGATTAAACCTACTGATGGTAGGAAGTATAACAAAAGGAAGAAAGGTCAGTTAGATGTTGTTAAACCTACTACAGCAGCTATAAACAAAGCTAAGAGAGAAAGGATGAAGGAGTTCGGAGTCAAAGCCATTAAAAAGGTATTTGGTTCTGAACAAGACTTCTGGATGAGTCTAGCAGAAGAGGCTAAGAAAAACCATAACGATAGAAAACTATTACTAGAGTACGTCTATGGAAAACCTAAAGATGGGTTTGGTAATGCTACACAGAAGTCAGCAACACCTGTTATAAATTTCTATGGACACCAACCTCCTACACAAGAAGATATTATAGATGTAACACCAGAAGATGAAGAATAGCATAAACTTACACGATAAGTACATACCTTTATTCCAAAGCAAGACAAGATACAATGTTATTACAGGAGGTAGGGGTAGTGGTAAGTCTTTTGGTATAAACGTATTCCTACTAAACCTTACATACGAAAGTGGACACAAGATATTGTTTACTCGTTATACAATGGCATCAGCAAATACATCTATTATACCAGAATTTGTAGAGAAGATTGATATGATGGGAGTAAATGCTCACTTTAGGATAACTAAGGATGAGATAACTAACCTACAGACAGGTTCTTCCATTATATTTAAGGGTATAAGGACATCTAGTGGTAATCAGACAGCTGCACTAAAGTCTTTGAACGGAATTACAACGTTTGTAGTGGATGAAGCAGAGGAACTTGATGATGAAGGTACATTTGATAAGATAGACTTCTCTATAAGGTCTCAAAACAAGCAAAACAGGGTTATTTTGATACTAAACCCAACTACAAAGGAGCATTGGATATACCAGAGGTTCTTTTTAGGTAATATTGTTGATGCAGGTCATAACGGAACTAAAGGAGACACAACTTACATCCATACAACGTATAAAGACAACAAAGACAACCTATCAGACTCATTTCTTAGCAGAGTATTAGAGATGAAGGCTAGAAGACCAGATAAATACCAACACCAGATACTAGGAGGATGGTTAGCTAAGGCAGAAGGAACAATTATAAGAAATTGGAAGGTTGGAGACTACATACAGACAGAAAAGACCATTTATGGGCAGGATTTTGGGTTCTCTGAAGACCCTACAACACTTGTAAAGATTTCTATAGATGATTTTAACAATAGAGTCTATGTAAAGGAGATTTATGGTAAAACAGGGCTTTCTACATCAGATATAGCAAATATGAATAGAGCTGAATGTGGCTTAGACTTGATAGTTTGTGACTCATCAGAACCTAGACTTATAAAAGAGCTAAAGATGAAAGGATTAAACATACAACCTGCTGTAAAGAAGAGTGGTAGTATACTATCTGGTATAGCACTTATGCAGGACTATGAAATAATAGTAGACCCTAGAAGTAAAGGTGTTGTAAGGGAGTTTAATAACTATGTATGGCATGAGAAAGGTGTAAGACCAATCGATAAGTTTAATCACTTCTGTGATGCTATTAGATATGCCTTGATGAGGTTAGCTACAAGTAAGAACAAAGGAATTTACACAATAAGATAGAGCGTTTAATATAAAGGGGTTCGTTTAATATGAAGGGGTAACAATTGATTTTGTTGCTCCTTTCTTTGTTTAATATGATGGGCTATGTTTAATATGAGGGGCTTCAATTAATTGCTGGTTATACTAAAAAATAATGGTAGATTTATTTTGTTATGTGAAAATATTGTTGTAGACGTACGCATGTGTTCCTTTATTAAGTTATGCTACAAATCTAGAATAGTATCAAAAGGTATCAAATCATAAAAAAAGTTAAATTGCAAAGTTTTTTATATTTTTTGTTGTGTAATTAAAAAAAAGAGTTATATTTGCTTCAGAAACAATAAACATTATAATTTATGAATACAGAAAACAACAAATTAATTGCAGAGTTTATGGGTATTGAAGAAGCGTATAATCCTAATGGAAATGATTGGGTATTAAAAACAACAACTCCCGATACATACGGAGATACTGATATCCTAGAGTCATGTAAATGCAATGAACTACAATACCATTCCTCTTGGGATTGGCTGATGCCAGTAGTTAGGAACGTACTTATGACAATAGAACTAGATAGTTTATATTACGACACAGAAGAATTAAGGTATAATACCCTTGACTGCGATATAAATGGAGCATACAAAGAAGTAGTAGAATTTATCAAGGAATATAACTTAAAAAATTCTATGGAAGAAACTGAAGAAGTATCTATTTTTGATATTTTTATCAATATAAACAAGCAAAACCAATAAATAAATAATATGAACATAAACATTTTAAAAGCAGTACAGATTTACACTACTAAAAAAGAATTTATAGTGTATACAATTGAAGACAATAAGATTGATAAGATGATACTTACAAATGATTTAACTAGACATCGTAGAAAGTTTGGTTTGGATAGTAGATTTTTATTGACTGATACATTAAAAAAACAATTAAGAATAATTAATATAACTTTATAAGATATGGATACAGAAAACAAATTAATTGCTGAGTTTATGGGATTGGAAACCTCAGACGGATGCTATTTCGAACACTTAACAAAAGAGGGTAAAAGAGAATTAACACACTATATTTTATTAGAATATCATATCTCTTGGGATTGGTTAATGCCTGTAGTGGAGCAGATAGAAAATTTCGGTTTTGAATTTATTATTGCAGAAAGTAGAGTTAAAATAAAACACAACACAGACTATTCAATAAATGAATTACTAAATATTGACATAGTAGGTACAAAAATAGACGCTACTTACAAAGCAGTAATGCAATTTATAAAACAATACCAAAACTAAACTTTTGGTAAGGCAACTAATAAAATAAATATAGGGGATTCCGTATAGATAACAATGATTCTATAGTCCGCAATTGATTCAAGTATCATAATGCCCAGCCTTACCAATTTTATTTGAACAAATAACAACTAAGAATAATTAATATAACTTTATAACATGAATTGGATAATAGAAGACGAATTTGGAAACCATTGTTTCCCACAAAAATCATTTGAAGATTATGAGGATGGTTGGGAATTTTTATATCAAACATTTCCCGTAATATATCACGAAGATGGAACACAAGATGACCAAGAAGAAGAATTATCCTCATACTTTGTAGTAATAAACAACTAAATAAATAAGATATGAAACATACATACATACACGAAACACATACAATGTTTTCAGAAAACGGAGAAGTACATCTAGTTAATGACACAAATACAATAGTATTTAACGCTCGTAATTTATTACAAGATTTAGACTTTATACTACACCTAGCTATTAAAGAGGTAAACAAAGAAAACAAAGATTTAAAAGATAGATTAAAGGAAACAATTAAAACACTATAAACATGGAGACAATTGACTATCACGAATTTCTATTCTACAATTTAACACAAGTATGCGACACAATACATCCTTTGAATGATATGCCTTATGATGATGCTTTTGGTAGCATTAAAGGTTACTATAAAGAGTTTTATGAGTCTAAATATAATGACGAATTGTATAGTGAGTACGATGCAATTACTAATTTCTTAGAATGGTATTAAAACACTAACACTTTAAAATAAATTAAGCCACTTTAACGAGTGGCTTTTTTATTTCTGTTTAACAAGAGGGGCTTTGTTTAATATGAGGGGCTATTGTTAATGTAGGTAGATAATTATATCTGTTTAACAAGAGGGGCTTTGTTTAATAAGAGGGGCTTCTTAGAATCATTCCAGATATTATTTAGAGTCATTATAAATAAGAAAATAATTTGGTAGATTAAAATATTTTTTGTAGTCATGTGTACATGTGCTTTTATACTTTACAAAGCTATATTTTAGAAAATACCTCAAGAGCAAAAAAACATCGATTTTTGTAACATTTTTTACTTTTTTTTGTTGTTTATTCATTATAAAATATTACATTTGCTCAAGGGCAAAAAGTTTGTCTACATTAAAAAACACTTAAACCATTGAAAATGAGTAATTTAACAGAAACAACAACTGAAAAATCTAATTTAACACTAGCTTTTGAGCAAGTAGAAAATCTAAAACTAAATTTAACACTAGAACAAAAGATTTTATTAAATGACGTTCTTTATACGTTAGCTACTGAGCAATTTTCTAAAGGCTTAAATACTGCTAATGAAATACACAGAAAATACGATAACTTATAAAATTTAAAACCATGAAAAAAAAGAAAATCACACAAAAATTCATAGCAGTTAATAAAGTAATAATGTACTCTTTTAACTATGAATATAACTTTATTGAAAATGCTTTCAATGGGTATTTAGCGGAGCACTTAAGAACTAAATTTTCGAACTACTGCAAAAGGTTAGGAAATTCGCAGACCGCTTTCATGTATCTTTATACTGATTTAAGCAGTGACAATAGACAAACATTAATAAACTATATTTTAACTGATAAAATTTAATAACATGCAAACAATTAAACAAGTATTAAAAAAAGCAAATCAACTATTAAAAGATTGTGCAAAAGGTTGTGCTTATGCAATTAACAATTAAAACTTTATACAATGGAATTTAAACAAGGGCAAAAAATAACTTTTAAGAGTCCGACAAGAAGCGGAAATATAAAAGCAATTAGAATAATTAACGGAACTTTCAACGGGTTGCCAACTGTACGTTTTAACGGTTGGAATAACTTTGTAATAAGACAAAACGAAATAATAAAAATATCATGAATTTACTAACACAAAACACAAAAATAAAACTAACGGGAACCGAACTAAAAAAGAAAGTTTTTAACTTTAGTATACCCGCTTTTAAAACCGCTTTGGGTAAAATTACTTGTCCCTTTGCTGATAGTTGTATTAAATTCTGTTATGCTCAAAAAGGAAATTATAAAAGGTTTCCGAGTGTACGAAATTCTATGGAAAAAAAATATACACTAACTAAACAAGATAATTTTATACAATTAATGAATAAGGAAA